CCTCTATCAGGATTTTATCCATCTTTCCCGCTACAGCCGTTGGATTGAATCCGAGAAACGCCGTGAGTCTTGGGAAGAAACGGTTGACCGTTACTTCCGCTTCTTTGACGAGCATTTCACCGAGCGGGGCGTGAAGATAAATAAGGCAGTCCGCGAAGAACTCCGTGAAGCCGTCCTGAATCTTGAAGTCATGCCGTCCATGCGGTCGCTGATGACCGCAGGGGAAGCACTCAAGCGGGACAACACAGCAGGCTACAACTGCTCCTATGTCGCGGTCAACAAGGTTCGCGCATTTGATGAGATCCTGTATGTTCTCATGTGCGGAACTGGTGTAGGCTTCAGCGTGGAGAGGCAGTATGTGGAAAAACTTCCTACAATCGCTGAAGAGTTTACGAACAGCGATACTCTCATTGTGGTCAAGGACTCCAAAGAAGGTTGGGCAAAAGCCTACCGAGAATTGGTATCCCTACTTATTGGAGGTCAGATCCCCCGATGGGACTTGTCTCACATTCGTCCTGCTGGTGCGCGCCTCAAGACTTTCGGTGGACGCGCAAGTGGACCTCAGCCGCTTGAAGACCTCTTCCGATTTACCGTCAGCACTTTTAAGAAGAGTGCTGGCAGAAAACTCACCTCCATTGAATGTCACGACATTATCTGTAAGATTGCAGAGATTGTCGTTGTCGGAGGTGTCCGTAGATCGGCTCTTATCTCGCTATCCAATCTCACGGACGAGAGGATGCGTGATGCGAAGGTTGGGCAGTGGTGGTTGGACAACCCCCAAAGAGCGTTAGCGAACAATTCCGTAGCCTTCAAGGAGAAGCCCGAGATCGGCACATTCATGGAGGAGTGGCTGTCGCTCTACAAGTCCAAGAGCGGTGAGCGCGGCATCTTCAATCGCCAAGCCGCACAGAAGACTGTAGAGAAACTTGGTGATCGCCGTGATGCGTCTTACGAGTTCGGCACGAACCCCTGCTCCGAGATCATTCTCCGCGACAAGGAGTTCTGCAACCTGAGTGAAGTGATTGTCCGCGCAGAGGACACTCCTGATACGCTGAAGCGCAAGGTGCGTCTTGCTGCCATCCTTGGCACTTGGCAAGCCTCGCTCACCTACTTCCCGTATCTGAGCAGCGATTGGAAGCGCAATTGTGAAGAGGAGTGCCTGCTTGGTGTTTCGCTCACAGGCATTCTTGACAACCACTTCATGCGAACGCAGGGCGACAATCTCAATGTGCTGCTTGAACTGCTCAAGGCTGATGCGGTTGCCACGAACAAGGAGTGGGCTAAAAAGATCGGCATCAACCCCGCAGCGGCTATTACTTGCGTGAAGCCAAGCGGAACGGTGTCGCAGTTGACCGATGCGGCAAGCGGCATCCACGCTCGTCACAACGAGTACTACATCCGCACTGTTCGCGCCGACCGCAAAGATCCCATGTGTCAGTTTATGATTGACAAGGGATTCCCTGCGGAGCCGTGCGTGATGCGTCCCGACCACACGATGGTGTTCTCGTTCCCACAGAAGGCTGTGGGATCGGTGACGCGCAATGACATGACTGCGATTGAACACTTGGAGTTGTGGCTCACCTATCAGCGTCACTGGTGTGAACACAAGCCAAGCATCACGGTTACTGTTCGTGAGCATGAGTGGATGGAGGTTGGTGCGTGGGTGTACAAGAACTTTGATGAAGTCAGCGGTATTTCGTTCCTGCCCCACTCCGATCACACATATCAGCAGGCTCCGTATCAGGACTGCACAGCGGAGCAGTATGAAGCCGCTCTTGCGAAACTGCCGAAGTCCATTGATTGGAGTGAACTCACACAGTACGAGAAGTCTGACACCACGAAGGGAACGCAGACCTTTGCTTGTTCAGGCGACAAGTGCGAAGTGGTTGACCTGACTACATAAAGTGTTGCCTCTGTCTTAAGATACGCAACACACCCCACGGGAGATCGCATCTCCCGTCCGACAACCCCCGTTTCGGCGGGGGTTGTTTCTTTTTGCAAATCTTGCAATTTTTATGTCGCCAAGTCCACTAGATATTTACATGAAGAGAGGTGCAGTCCATTCTCTTCTCCTGGCGTTTGCACTCGTCTTGCTGCAAGCCTGTGCATGGGACATAACCGCCACTGCGCCGAAGAGCGCATCCCCGCCGAAGAGCGGGGAGATTGAACTAGTAGAAGCCCCCGTGGAGCCAGTCTTCATGCGGGGCTTCTCTCGTATTTCTGAATGCGAAGACACCACTGTGGGTGCTTTGGCACGGGAGGATGGCACGGTATACGGTAGCGGTGTGCTTGTGGGGGCTTGCCATGTTCTCACTGCCGCGCACTGCACGGAAGGGATAACGCCCTACTGGTTCATCTCTGGTGGGGAATTCTTCAAGATTCGCTCCGTCACCGTGCATCCACAATACAAAATTGCAGGGGTGATTTTCGTGGATCTAGCCATGCTGCGCTTGGATGCGCCTTGCCCTGCCACACCCGCTACGCTGCCACGGGAGGGCTGCCAGTTGGGGCGTGGGGACGATCTGACGGCAATAGGCTACGGAGGGGGAATACGCCGCAGAAGCAATCCTGGCGTGCTGTGGTACTACGGAACGCTCGTAGAGGAACCCACTGTATTCAAAATACTGCCCCTTGACGGCACCATCTGGTTTGGTGATTCGGGTGGGGCAATTTACGACAATAGCGGAGTTCTCGTTGGGATCATCTCCTCATTGGGTATTACGAGGGGACATCTATACGAGAACTCCGCTACCAGGCTTGATCTTTTCCGCGATTGGATCAGGGAAACAATGGAGGCTTCCCCATGCAATTGACCCGCACACAAAGAGTCCTGTTGTCGGCTTGCAGTTTTTTATTCGGCGTTCTGCTCGCTCGTTGGCTTGGGCTGTAGAGCCTCATCCAACTGCTTCTGAATTGCAGCCTTCTGCTTTTCGGCAATCTGCAACTTGGCTTCAAGCAGAATGGTCTGGTTCAGTAGCGCGGTCACCTTGTCCTGAAGAACGGGGATCAGGACTGTCTCATTGTAATTCTCCGTCTGCACATTTGATGGAATCATGGATGGATTCCTCCTTTCTATCATTATGTAGCCGACCTAAATATGGGTATGGTGATAGCAGGTATTGATTATTCTCTCTGTGGTCCAGCCGTGTGCCTGTTCCGCGCAAACTCTACGGGAAAATTCTCGTACAGCGGCTGCTCGTTCTACTTCCTGACGGACAACAAGCGGCAGAGCGAGATCCGCACACTAAACATATTCGGTGAACGGTTGAGCGATTGGGATAGTGATCAGCACCGCTACGAAACGATTGCTGACTGGGCAATGGACATCGTGATGGGCTGCGCTCATGTGGCACTTGAGGGATACGCCTACTCTGCCAGCGGCAAGGTGTTTCACATCGCAGAGAACACTGGTATTCTCAAATACAAACTGTATCAGTTGAGCATTCCTGTCACGATCATCCCGCCCACCGAGGTGAAGAAGTATGCCACTGGCAAGGGCAACGCAGACAAGAACGCCATGTACGATTCGTGGCTGAAGGAAACAGGAGTGGACCTGAAAGGACTCCTGACACCGAAGCGTCAGGAGTCCGTGAGTCCTGTTTCAGATATTGTTGACTCGTACTACATCTGCAAGAAGATGTACGAGAGCCTGCCTGAAGATGTCCGCGTGGCGGACGATTAAGGAACAGTCGTGTTGTTGTCCTGTGGAGCAGGCTGCTCTGCCTTGACTTCAGCCTTTTCCTCTTCATCAGCGCAACGCCTTGCGATGAATTCCTTCCAAGCCCAAGCCACTACCAAGAACAGCACAGGCAGATACCAGAGAATCCATCCCCAGTTCTGAGTGATCTTGTCACCGTTCGTGATCTCGTGCTTTAGTTTCATCATAATCACGCTGTCGGTGGTGTTGTCGGGAAGCATCTCGGGTGCTGTTCCGCAACCCGCAACAAATGCAGCAACAAGTAGCAGTAGAATCTTGTTCATGTGCGGCTCCTTTACGACTTGTTGGAAGCAGCGGCACTACCGAAGTAGAAGCCCACAATGCTCACCAAGATTTGACGAGTTTCGGATGTGAACAGGAAGCCGTTGATCTCAACGAAATACTTTTTAGTAGTCTCGGGGATCAATCCAAACAGCCCCTCGGGATTCTTTGCGTCCACTTCCACGAAGGTGGGCAGACCGAAGAACGGAAGGATGAATGGTGCCAGCAGGGTGGCAAACAGCACCGATAGCACGATTAGTTGGCGAATACCCTTGCCCACATCAATGGGAACGCGCTGTGCTGCCTTGTCTTGGTTCTCTGTTGTCTGCTTGTTCGCCGCAATCAGGCGTTCAAACATCTCTTTCTGATCCTGACGCTTCTCTGCCATGAAGCGGAACAGGAAGCCTGTCGCAGATCCACCAACCAACGAAATGAGTTCAGGACTAATCATGTAGTCACTTCCTTTCTATGAGCGGCTTACCCTTTATTTAGGTCTTCGGGGCTTTCCGTCTTCCTATTTTTGATTTTCTGCGCTGCGGTACAGGCGGAAGATCAGGTGGCAGTCCTGCTATCTTTGTGCCGTCTGCCACATTCGTGGGTGGCTGTGTGACGATTGGCGGGGGAAACTCTTCAAGGAATTGCGTGAATTTTTTGATTCTCATGTCAGTTTACCTCGTTGGTGCCGCCAAGAGACAGACCCAGTGCTGCTCCAATGGTGTTTCGGCTGTAGTAGTCAAACGGATATGTGGCTCCTGCCCACCCCTGTGCCGTTGCAAACGCTGGCGCGGCTGTTGCACTGAATGTGGACAACATGGTGATGAAATCATTGAAGTTTGAGGTCATCACATTGTTCTGCCAGAACTGCTTGCCATTCGCCGTCCAGAACTTGGTCTGATGGTCAGTTGCGTATGTTCGTGGATTGGCATCAAAAGACGCTCCATTAAACACATCGCTATCTTTCCATACTGGCCAGGCAGTGGGGTGAATGTCGTTGAACCGCCAGTACTTTGTCTGATTCGTACCACTTGCCTCGGTCATTCTTTCTCCACCCTTCTTGAATTCGCTCAAGGCGAAACCAATAGAGTTGAAGTTTGCAAAGCACACACCCTTCATTGCGGTGTTTCCGTTCTTCAGGTTCGTGTACTGCCTGTAGTGGTCGGATAGCGCATACAGATGGGCTACAGCCGCGATGGGCGTGTACTGTGTTCTGTCTCCGTCTGCGGTGAATCCGCCAGCACCAAGCGATGCATCACCTCTCCAGAAGTTGAGGAAACTGTTTCCCCGTGCTATGGTGTGATATATTCCGAAAGGATCGCTGCTTGCTCCCCGCACCACGATGTCCGACAGACGGAATCCCTGTGGATTCATGCGGTGCAGATGGCGGATCTCTGACCGTTTGATGGATTCAGAATAGTTCTGCGGATTTGTTGATCCCCAGAACCACGGCTCGTCCGATGTGACGAATTCGCCCTGCCAACCAGTGGAAGCCGTTACACCAACCGCACCAGATATTCCAGTCGCGGTGGGGGAGATCAAAACTTGATTCATTCGGTTGAATGGTCTTGATTCTATGAAGACGGGTATTCCTGCCGCCTCTAGTTTCCGTTTCACATACCAGTCGCTCAACTCTAGAGCATCAGTGAGATAGGCACCAGAGAAAGCAACAGATGGTGCCGCTGGATCACCAACGG